TTGGCTTGGTTGTGCGATTTATTAATTAGCACATACCAATAAAGATATGAAAATAGGCGTGGATAATCGTAAATTTTAACAATAAATTTAATATAATAAAGTAGTAAAATACCTTCTGTTTATTGGGTTTAAAAAACTTGATAGATAGGAGGTATTTTTTATGCCTAGAATTAAAAAGAAAAAAGAAATTGGTTATTATATACAAGATTTTATTGATTATTGTACTTATAAAGATTTATCTGTAAAAACAATAAAAAGTTATTATCAAACATTAACATTGTTTGCAAAATATCTTGAAGAGGAAAAAGATATCACTACTGTAACTGATGTTAATAAAGAAATTGTAGAAGAATATATAGCTTTTACAAAGGATAGAGGTAAATATTCATATGTTGCTGATGAGAAGACATTAAATGTTACTTATCAAAACAATAGAAAAGATATTGGAAAAGAAATATCTGTAGCAACTTTAAATAATTATTTAAGAAATATAAAGGTGTTTTTTAATTGGTGTGAAGAAAATTCTTTAATTAAATATAATACAGTTGCCGATGTGAAATTTATTAAAGGAAAAAGAAAAATAAAAGATCAACTTACTGATGATGAGTATAAGAAAATAATAAAAGCTATAGATTTAACTAAATTCAATGAATACAGAGATTATATAGTAATCCAGTTAATTATGGATACAGGAATGAGATTAAGTGAATGTCTTAGTTTAACTATAGATGATATTGATGTTGTCAGAAAAACTGTCTTTTTAAGTGCAGAAGTAACTAAGGGTAAAAAAGATAGATATGTATTTTATAGTAATCACATGAGCATTTTATTGAATAGATGGATAAGGTATAAAGATTCTATACAACCCAATGATCTCTTATTTCCTACTCAAAGAACTAATGGATTAGTTACACCTTCTAATTTTGAAAGAAACTTTAGAGGATATTTAAAGAGGGCTAAGATAACTAAAAATATTACACCTCACACTTTAAGAAATAATTTTGGAAGAAGATTTTTACTTAATGGTGGAGATATATTTATGCTTAGTAAAATACTAGGACATTCTTCGGTAACGGTAACTGAAAAAGCATATTTAGATATAACTACAGAGGATATAAGAAAGTCTTATCAAAGATTTAGTCCGTTAGAAAATATGAGAAAGTAGATAAAAATAAAAGGAGCTACGCCAATAGCTCCACCTGCAACAATTAAATATTGCTAAATTAACTTTGTATATCCCTCTTGGAGATACTAAAACCGTAATTAAATTGTATCAAAAAAAGAAAGGATGTGCAAGGCTTAGTTTCCTATTGCCTAAAATTGGTATAGGTTAGTAGTCCATGCACTAGAACTACTATAAATTACTCTAGTGGTTACATAGAGCCAATGCATAAAATCTATGGGGTATTATTTACTTACTCTACTTATAAAGTAATATCCTTAGTCGGGTACGTATGACCGTCTGCAAAATTATACGGGTGTTATAGGGAACTGCCACAAGAGTGGGGGAATTAATAGCGATAAAAAGAATAGTCGGGTAACAGTTGGCTATTTAGCTATTAATTACAAGTAGAGTATTAACGAGCGATACAATTCTGTAGACTCAACAATAGAGCCTTGAGAGTAAAATCTTAGGGCAAACTATATCACTCGCAACGTGTCCACTCGTTCCTCAACAATGATATTTTAGCCTCTTCATGTCAATACAAAATATTGTTTGTACTTTTAAATTATTGTAAAAATTGATAAAATAATAATAACTAATAGTTGGATTTTACAAGTGTAAAGACTTTTACGGTTGACTTTTGGTAACGACTTCGAAAATTTCTTTCTGCATGTAAAGTCCTTAAATAGCATTACATTACTTTTTTACTGAGAGTGGGAATTTCCCTTGTTACTCCCTCCTAATTCAAGTGGTAGATTAGGACTTTATGTTTTTTGTCAAAATTGACGATAAGACTAAAGGGTTAACGATGATAGGTAAATCTATATACAACCAAGCTTCACTGTGAAGCTTGGTTACTGAATTCCACTCTAGACTTAAGATTAAACTAAATCCCAAAACGGTGCTGAGTTCATATAAATAATTCATAGTATGGGTGTTTTTTGCTATTAAGTGATTTGTTTATATTTTTAAGTCTTTTCTTTAAAATATCATCGGTTAAATATTTAGATAGTGAAGATATGTTTTTACCTGTAATTATAGATATTTCTTCTAAAGAAAAATCATTTTTGAGCATGTTTTCAATAACTGAGCGTTGGATATTGCTTATATTTAAGTCTTTTTTTCTCGAATCAGTTAATGAGTTAATTTGATTGAATGATTCGTTAATGTTATTAATAATTGTAAATGAAGAAAGAGTATTAAATTTATTTCTATATTTGGTAAAGAAAAGATTATTTATTTTGGGTTTTAACTTATTTCTTTCTTTTAAATAAATGAATAGATCATCTTTTAGTTTAGGATTCAATGGTACATTTATGTTATTTATTTTTATAAAACCTCTTTTAAAATCAATATCACCGGTATTAATATTGAGAATTGAGTCAATACTTGGGGCGACATATAGAAGTAAGTTTAATATAATTTTATTACGTAGTCCAGCAAAATTGCGAGGACTATTATCAAAATAATTTAGCAACAGTTGAGCTTCTTCTATAGATATAGAATCAGATTTAGAACAAGTATCATTAAATTCTAAGATTGATAAAAACTCATTATAATTAAAATTTACAAAATATTTTGTTTGTAGAATACTGTTTAGTTCTAAGTATTTTAGAAAAGAAATTAAATATCTACATGAATTAATTATAGTATCCTTTTTATAACTTTTATTTTTACAATAATCATTCATATATTGAGTTAAAGTAGACATTGATAATAATCCTTCATCACAATAATTGTAATTTTTAGATATGTAATTTATAAATCTAAAAATTGAACTTGAATATTGTTTTATTGATTGTAGAGTTCTAGTCTCATCATAATTGTTGATATATGATGAATAGTAAGTAAAGTATTTAGTAGAATGTTTTTTAAAAATATTATCTAATGATAGATAATCTAAAAGTAAATAATTATATTTTTTAGAAAGATTCCACATATTAGTAGACTGTTCATATAAAAGTTGACAGTATAAGCATATTTTTTGTTTTGGAGTACCTTTTATATAACTATTAATTAAAAAATACTCATTGCCATTTGTTAATATACCCCATTCTATATTTTGAGTGGTTAAGTAAGTACATAATTGAATACAATCATCTTCTGTTATTGAATAGTTTTTACGTTTAGTTTCTACAATAAGTCTATCGGTATTAGTAATTTTAATTAATATATCACATCTTCCAGAAATGCTTGAATATTCAAATTCGAAACTACCTTTTTTATAACCTAAAAATTCTAATATTTCGAGAACAATATGAATTTTAATATTTTCTTCATTTGCATCTTTCGGTAATGATAAATAATTATTTAGTACATTTTCAATTTTAAGCATATAATTCCTTTCATCTCTGTATAATTTATTTTAAAGTATTTAACAATGAACAGTAGTAATATACGTTAAAATAGATTTTATTATACAGTTAATAAAAGGGAAATAAAGATGAATTATGAAATTAATAAAAGGCTTAACTAAAAAAGCCATACCAAAATGGTACAGCCTTAGTCTTCTATGTATTCTATTATGTCATCGGCCTTACAACTAAAAAATTTACATAAAATATCTAAATTTTCTACGCTGATATGTTTAGCTTTATTATTAACATAATCGCTTATTGTTGCTTGTCTTATACCAGTTTCTCTCGATAATTCTCTTTGTCCTATATTTTCTTTTTCTAATAGTTTGTTTAATTTAAAAATAACCATTTTACACCTCTTTTATTTTATAAATTTATTATATCATAAAATTATTAAAAGTGATACTAAAAAAGTTTCAAAAAAGTATTGACACTAAAATAGTATCACTGTATAATAAAAACATGATACGAAATAAGTATCAAAAGAATAGGAGGTATAAAAGATGAAAGAAAAATACGAAAGCGTAATAACAAATTTATTGTTAAGTAATGCAGTATTAGTTATTTTAGTAATTTGGATTATATTTTAATTAACTAAGGATGAATATGATTATTCATACATAGAAGGAGATAGTTAAATTTAAGGAGTGATTATAAAAATGAGTTATGATTTTTTAGATGTTTTATGTGAAATTGAAATGAGCGAGGATTGGAGCACAATATTTATTGTAAACAAAGATGAAGTAAAAGATTTTTGTAAGGAAGAAGCGTTCTTTTGGTTGCTTGATAATGAGGACAAGTTCAAGAATTGTACAATGGATAATGGGACTATGTATTGTATGTTTGATAATCAAATCAAGATTGATATTTGGTAATACATAAGATGCGCTATACAAAAATATAAATTCAAAAAAAATTAACAAAATACTTTACAATAATATAAATAAGATGTAATCTATAGTTATGGATGATAAAACTGTAAAGTGAAGGTGAGTTAATTGAAACTATATGGACTTAAAAATGTTAGAAACATCTATGGATTTACTATGAGAGATTTGGCGCAAAGAATAGATGTTTCTGCTAATTTAATAAATCTTTGGGAAAGAGGTGACGTAGATGTTCCAGATTATAGAGTGGATAATTTATCAAACTATTTAGGCGTAGATAAAGAAATATTGTTTAAGGAAAAGCATAATACTAAAGATTTAATGCTTATTGAAATAGCTAGAGCTAATTTTAAAATTAAAGAGTATAAATCAGCTTTAGATAATGAAAGCATAAATGAGATAATTCATAAAGTAGCGGAAGTTGAATATAATGCTAATGAAACTGAGTTTTTCTTACAAGGAACCGAGTATTTATTAACTAAAATAGTTAATATGTATAGCTTACTAGATTTAGAGGAATTTGAAGAATTTAGCGATATTCTTGAAAGTTTAATTGATAATATATTAGAAGATAAAAATGAATGGGAAAAGTTTAAGATAATGTATTATTGTAAAACATTATCCGAAGACTTAGAAACATATGAAGATGATTATGGTGTTTTTTGCAGCAAAGAAGAAATTTTTGAAAAGCAAATACATGATGCATTAGACCAATTATATAAAATTAAGTTATATGAACAAGAAAAATATGAAGATGATGAATTTGAATAAGCATAAATAATTTATGCTTAATTATTTACAAAATCACTTTATAAAAATATAAATATGCATTTTAAAAATATAAAAATGACAATATACTTTATAAAAATATAAATAAAAAGGAGAGATGATTATGTTAACAATTTATGAAATGAATCCAGAAGGGTATGAAGAGAAAGTATTTAAAGGAAATACATTAGAGGAGTTTATTAAAGAAGTTACTAAATATTATGAAGACGATGAAGTTTTTTTAGAAGAAAGGATAGAACAAGCTAAAAGGGATTATTTGGGAAACTATGAATATGTTTATTGTTATGGAGCAGATGGTTTTATAGTATATGATGATGAACTTATTAGAGTAGAAATTAAAAACATTATTGAGAGTGACTCTTTAAATGAATTCCATATACATGAGGCGGAGGAAATATTAGAGTATTATTATGGTGAAGATAATGTATCTAAAATTGAGGTTGTAGAATTTAAGTATTATACATCAGACTCAAGATGTATTGGTAATATAGAGGAATTTAAAGCTACTTTAGAGGAAATGGGTGCAGAAATAGTCTATAGTGAAAAATATCAAGTGTGTGATTTTATTGGAGTAGCAAATGCAGAGAAGATGTTAGTTGTTAATTTAAAATTATTAGCAGGAAATTCTGAATTTTATACTTATCAACAAATATCGGAAATTCTAAATAGTAAATATAATTTAAATGAATTAACTAAAGATGAATATTTAGAAATAGCTAATTTCTTGGATAGTGAGTATTGTATCTCATCAGGGATTGGGTGTGATACATATACGAAAAAACAAGTAATTTATATAAAAGATAGGGAAGATTACTTCAACAAATTATATGAGTATTTACAATATGATTCACTTGAAGAGTTTGAGCAAGATAAAGAAGATATAGATGAATATTGGAAAGGTGAAGGATTATACGATTTTTGGGAAGGTAATGACTCGATGATGGATTACTATATTAAGTTAGAGGATTGTGTTCACCTTTTATTAGAAATTAAATTAGATAAAGATAATGTGGAGTCAATATAAGAATGGAGGAGAGTTTCCTCCCTTATAAAAAATTAATAAATAAAAAGGAGAGATATTATGGGTTTCAAGGTTGTTCCAGTACATGGAAAAGGTGCTCTATTAAAATACGATATAGTTGAAACATCTAAAAATAATAAGGGTGTATATAAAAATATAGAGGATGCTAAAAAACATAAAGAATTTTTAGAGAAAAGAAAGAAAGAAAGAGATTATAAAATATTAAAAAAGGAAGAATCCTTCAAAAGAGAGAAGGAAGCAGTAGATAGCATTATTAATGATATTTATTCAGAATTTGGTGTAGAGATAAGAATGTTGAACAGACCAATTTTTGTTGAAGATGCTAGAAATTTATATGAAAGAATTAAAGAATCAGACATTAGGAATACAAGAATTTAATAAAAAGGGAGAGATAACAATGGCACAAGGAAAAAGAAAGGAGATCTATAAATATAAATGCTTTATAGATGCAGTAAAATTTAATGTTATTAAAGACTTAGAATCAGATAAGACATTAAGTAGAAATGCAATTATTAAAAAGTATAGTTTATCTGGAGAGATCACAAGCCGTTTTAAATGGAGCAGAAATGAAAATGACACACCAGATAGACCTTTATTAACACATTTTAATTTAAATGCTACAGCATATAAAAAAGATGTTTGGGTAGAGATACCAGATCGATATGTAGAAATAGCTAAACAGATAATAGAGAATAACTACGAAATTAGTAGTAGTAAAGTTATAAATAAAATTATAAGAGTATTAGAGGAAAAGGGAGAAGTGAATAGTATGAATATTAAAATGTCAGTAGATCTAGGAAATAACAATGTAAAGGTAGCAATTAATGGACAAGCATTTAGCTTTGTAAATAAAATAGAGCGTTGGGATAATGTAGAAACATTAGGAGACAATGAGTATATAAAAATGAATGATGATTTTAATTACTATATTATTTCTAACATAGATACTAAGTTCGAAAAGTCTGCATCTAAAAAGGATAAGAATTTTATTCCAACACTTAATTATGCAATTATTAAAGGGCTAGTTGAAGCTGGCGTTTCAATAGAAGATAAAATAGAAGTAGATTTAGCTTTATTAACTCCAATTAATCAAGCAGGGGAGAAGAATGAATATATTGATAAGATTAAAAATAATAGCGATAACATAGTAGAGTGTAGAGTTAATGGCAAGGAATATATGGCAAACATTAAAATTAATAATGTAGTTCCAGTTTTAGAAGGGTGTTCTAGTGCCTTTCTATTAGATAATTTATCAACAATTAATACATTAATAGATGTAGGATCAAGAACAATCAATATAGCTAAAATAGTCAAAGGAAAATTTAGTACAATAGAATGTTTAGATGACTTAGGGAGCTTCAATTATTATCAATCTTTAGTTAGTAAGATTAATAATAGAGATATTACAATAAATAACATACAGGAAATGATTGAAGTAGGATTAGCTAATCACGATAAAGAGTTATTAAAGGCTTACCTAAAGAAAGTGTTAGAAGAAAGTAATAAAGTAAGTAAATTTAAGATAAGTAATAATGTTTACTTTACTGGAGGAACAGTTGAATTATTTAAATTAGAAGGATTAAATTTTGAAAAAGGTAATATAAAGGTAATGGATAACCCTATATATAGTAACGTACTAGGCGCATTAAAAGCAGTTGGAGGTGCTGAGTAAAGCATGGCAAATAAAAATGCAAAGAAAATAGCGATAACATTTAATAGGGATAATACTAGAGAGTTGGCGATGTTAAATTATATAGAATCAAAGGTAAGCATGAGCATATATATTAAGCAGCTAATAATGGACAAGATGGTATCCGAGGGGTATATGATAAGTACATTAAACGTACCAGATACTAACATGGTACATACTAAAAGTATACCTAATACTAATCAGATAGGTAACAGATACGTATCTAATACACCTCAAATACCTACTATAGACATACAAGATACTAATAAGGTGAGTAATAAATATGTAGCAGATGCACATGTAGAATGCATTGGAGATATACCTGATACCAATAAGATGCATATTGGAGATGTATCAAATACAGATGACTTTGATTTTGATAATCTTATAACAGAAGAAGAAGTTGAGGAAAAGGAAGATAAAAAAATAGATTATACTCAATCGTTAATGGCGAGCATGAATAGTTTCATGAAATAAATTTGAAATACAAAAGATGAAATTAAGAGAAAAACAAAAGAAATGCAAAAAAATAAAAGCTAACATAAGCTAACTTTCCATAATCAACCAATATAATATTTGAATATAACAATAGAATTGATGTATAATATTTATCACCAATTTAAAGTGTTTCTATAACAATATTAATTACTTAATTATATTATAGGTAGTTATAGAGATGTTGTCAAGAGGTTTATGTAATAAACTTAGCTCCACTAACGGTTTCGCTAAGTTTTCTAACATGGAAGTGTAATAACTTCAATTAAATTCAAAAGAAAGGACGTGTTAAGATGACAGAAATAAAAATATTCAGCAAGAGAGTGGCTACTTTATTAATTGGAAAAGGGCATAACTTACTGAGAACGGAAGACAATAGAAAAGATAAGAAGTTTTTAGTGTTTATATTTCAGGATTCAGGGGAACTACGTAAAGACTTAACTGATATAAGCAATAAATAAATTTAACTGATATTCAAAGGGTATTCAAAAAGGAGGAATTTATAATGAAGAAACAAAAATTATACAACGTTACATATTTAAAAAGTAATACAAAGATAGAAATAATTAAAATGACAGAGAGTCTGATGTGGGAGATGTTAGAAAGCTATACATCAAGAAAGTTAGATGTAGAGAATTGTAAGGATCAGGATATAATAATCAAAGTATTTTTACCAGCAGATGAAGATAGAGCAATGACTATTCTACAAGATGGAGTTATTCATAATGATAAGGAGTATATACCATTTGAAACTAGCCCAAATATGATGAAACAAGAAGAGAAACGTAGAAAGTGTCAATTTTTATTCATTAAAAAAGAATATGAAGGTTTTAAGAAAATTTATAGAGACATAGTAAGTGCAGGAATGATAAATAAGCTATACAATGCACCCAAAGTATGTATTAACAAAGATATATCAGCTAGAATTTCATTAAGTTTAAGTGGGGCTAATAGAGTAAATAAACTACCTTATGTACTGGTTTTAGAAGGAGACCAATTCAAGCACATAGCTAAATATTCAACTTTTATAGATGGAAAATTAGTTGATGGTGAAAAAGAGAAAGAATTTGAATTTGCAGATGGATGTGGATTTGCAACTCCTAAATACTTAGATGAACTCCAAAAAGAATTAAATTCAGAACATAGAATTGATTTTGCAGGAATCAGAATGTTTCCATTGGCAATAAAAGGACTAGCTATAAGATGCGACTTTATGAAGTATTTTGAAGAGAACTATATTTACAATAAAGATGTATTTGAGAAACATGGTAATACATTCTTAGTTAGAGATTATTTTGGCAACAAGATTGATTTGTCTAAAGTGGATTTAATTGTTAATACTAACATGGCTAAGTGGGCTAAGTTATGGGAAGATGAAGAGTTTGAGGATATAAACAAAGCTATTCAAGAAAGAATAGATGAGAAATTCAAAGATGTATTAAATTCCATTTACATTACTAAGATTAATAAAGAAGCCGTAAAAGAATACTCTCAACTGAATTATCAGGTATTTAACAATGTGGCACTAACAACAGAAGAATTAAGAGAAATTCAAACACCTAGCAAGAACTACTTAAAAGAATTATTAAGCTTTGAAGATGTAGATAAAATTAAAATATTTATGGGTGATATTGCTAGAGATGATGAGGATGAAGAAGTAAGAACATGTGTAAAGGCTCATAAACTATTACAAATAGATGAAAGCTTTATTAAAACTGGAGTTGTAAAAAAAGAAGTATTATATGGTATAGAAAGAAAAGCGCATGAAGTAGTATGTAAGCCTTATATAAAAGGAAATTATAAAACAGTAGCAGTATGTCCTATAACTTATCTAAATTGGATAATGACTAGAAAAATTGAACCACATTTAAAAGAAGGTGAATTTTACGTGCCGAATGAAGAAGGAAAAAGAGTTGTAGCTAGAAATCCTTTAGCAGTTTTTTCAGAGGTACATAAGATTGAACTTGTAAAGAATGAAAAGTTAGATAAGTATTTTGGAGAACTAACAAATGAGATTATGTTTTGTAACCAAGCAGACAATTTAGCTTTTATTAGTTCAGGAATGGATTACGATCTAGATACCATTGGGGTATGGGATAATGATATATTATACAATGCAGTAATAGATCCTAAAGATAATTATAACTTTAACTATGCAGAAGATGGAGATACAGTAAAATGTAAATGGTCAGAAGAAGAAGAGTTTTTAGCTATTTTAAAAGCATCAGGCAATTTAATAGGTAGTCTTGCAAATATAGCTAATAAGATTAGTACAGAATGCAATGAAGTAGGTTATATATATAAAGGGAGATGGTTTTCTAAAGCTAATTTACTTAATGGCTGCTATTTAATAATACATACTGATGATAAATTAAAGTTAGATAAGGCATTAAATAGTTTAAATGCAGTCAAGGAAATAATTAGAGGTGGAAACTATTCTTGTTATGCAGATCTATACGGAATAAATATGACAGAAGAACAATTTTTAAATGCAGAAAGGCAGAACTATTATAAAGTTAAAAGTGAAGTTGATACTAAGTTTGAAGGTAAATTAATGCAATTAATTGGAGAAGGTAAAATAGTAGATTTAAGCAGCCAACCTACAGAAGTTCAAAGAAAATGGTTAATTAATAGATTCTATGAAAATAGAGAAAAGGCATATTATGCACTTCAATTAAACCAAAAAGCCATTGATGCTCCCAAAACTTTAGCATTGCCAGATAAAAATGATATCGAAACATTAAAGAGTTATACATCATTAGAAAAACATCCTCGATTTATGTACTACCACAAATTTACTAAAAATAAAGATGCCGTTGAAGTTGATTGGTACGATACAGAACAAACGAATTGTGCTTTAGACATTACAGCAGATGAGATAAACAAAGAATTAATTAAGCCTATAAAGGAAGCTAAGAAAAAGATAGCAGATAACCCTGCAAGGCTTCGTAACTTATTAAAAGAGTATGCAGAAGAAAATGCTAAATGTATAGAAGAGATAGCAAAAACTAAAAAATATCACAAATTAGTTGGTGATGAAGCTAAGAAAATAAAGGATAAACAGGCTAGGGATGAATTCTGGGCAGAGGAAAAACTTAAAATAATAGACAATATTAAAGTGCTAAGACAAATATACACAGATAAAGAAATAGCACATGCTTTAGTTTTTAATGAATGTTCCGTTACTTTTATAATGAACTATGCTTGGGATATTGTAGAAGCAGTAATAAACGCTAAAGAACGTAAAGTTTACATTTATGCAGAAGCAGAAGATGGAGACATAGATTGGATGTTTAAAAAGTACAAGAAAAAATTAGGTAAGCTAGTTAAAGGCAATTTACAAGAAACTTACATAGAACAACTAGAAAGACAAGCTAATTATGTACAGTTTAATATTGGTGGATTAACTGGTGTTGGTATTGGAGAAGGTGATGCAATTAAAATAATTACAAGAAAATATGTAAATAAAAATGGAGAAAATAAAGCTTCCTATGATGTTTATGTAGATAATCAATTAGTTGGATTTATTTACCCTAACAGTATTAAAGCAGAACTAAAAGATAGTTATGTAGTTAAAAATGCAAGTTTAGAAGGTAAATACATCAAAATAAAGGTCGCATAGCAGGGCATAACGCCCTTAAGCTATGCTTTCTAATATGAGCCATTAGGCTTAGAAAGAATAGGAGAGATCTAAATGAATAGAATGATTTTTAATTGGCAACAAGCATATTTTTATATGGAAAATGGGGTAATGCCAGTGGAGAGACCACAAGTACATAAGAAGACAGGAAAAATATTTTTTGTTTTCGATGATAATGAAACAAAAGAATTATATACAGAATGGTGTAATAGGAAGTAAGTAAATGAATATTATTGATGAGAGGATGGATGAAAGAGTGAGTAATAAAGTTTATGATTTTGGAAATTTTAGAGAATTTAAGGTTGATATGGCAGTAGGAGAGTACGAAAAAAACATACCAGATGTAGCTGAAAAGCAAGTTGAGTTTGCCAAAAAAATGACTGAAAAAATATTTGATTTAGATTTAGATAATAAAATTGAGGTCAATTATAATAGATGTGGAATGGGAAAATCGACTTTAATAAAGGCAATACTAAATCAGTTAGTCAACAATTATTTATATATGGGTGAAGTGCCTAGAAAATGGCAAAAAGACCCTTTTAACTATGGTGCTATAGTTATTACGGATAGATTAGAAAGATTAGAAGATATAGCTAACTATAGAACTAATGGAAATGAAGGGCTGTATGATAGATGTTATTTGATGAAGTACGCCAAAGAAGATGAAGAACAACTATATAAAAATCAGAGAAAAGAGTTCTTAGAGCAATTACAGGAACAAAGTAAATATCCTATAGTTTTAATATCTACACAAAAGTATTTTAAAATGAAAGAAAGCGAAAGAAAGCTATTGTATAAATGGAACAATGGAACTAGAAGGCTATTAATGTGTGACGAAAAACCACCTATAATATCTACAGAAATAATAGACGAAAGATATTTAAGTAATATTAAAGTTGCATTAGAAGAACTTCCAAAGGGAGAAGATAAATTAGAATTAATAGAATATTGGAATAGTTTTTATAGCTACATAGATAATATTAGAGATAATTACACAGAGTATGATATAAATTGGATTTGTGGCTCTGGAAATGATTGTTTAATATCTCCAGCAACAGATAAGAAATTTTTTAAAAAGTTAGAAGAATTAGCATCAACTAAATTATATGACTCTATAGTTAAGTTAAAGGAAATTAATAAAAATGGATGTTTATTCATTAGTAATGGGGACAAGGATCAAGATAATAGTAGAAAGTTTGTTTTAATTAATAATAATACAGATAAATTTGATACAGATTTATGTAAGACCATTATTTTTGATGCTACAGCTATGGAGGATATTGACTACACAATTTCAGATAAATACAACATATTTAAGTTTGATGATAGTAAAGAAAGTGATATAAACCTACATTACATAACAGTTACAACAAGTCAAGGAAGATTAAAAGCTAACCAAAAGCACGTAGAAAACATAGCTAAGTATATTAATGAATTATCTGACGATTTATTTGTAGCTACATATGGAAAGAAAAGTGGGATATTTCAAAAGTTTTCTAGTCTTTTAAATACCAAAGATATAGCTTATTTTGGAGATATAAAAGGTAAGAACAATTGGAATGATAAATCTGAAATGGCACAAATAGGATTAAATAGAAAGTCGCATGATGTTTATTTAGCTACATATATAGCTCTAACTAATGTTGATGAAAAGTGGAACAAAATTCAAGATAGCGATAAGATTTATGAAGACATAGTAAGTATATTAGAAAGTGATAATGGCAACTTTGTGAATAAGAAAATGCAAAGAATAATGGAAAGTGATTTAGTTGTTGATTCAGTTCAAAATATAATGAGAATTAAATGCAGGCATTTTAACAATAGAGACAAATGCAATGTATTCTTACTATGTGCTAAAGTGTATTGTACAGCTATTGAATCAATTGAAAAGTCTATAGGTGCTAAAAAGTTAGAATATACACCAGATATGTTTGTTGAAGCTAGAGAGCAAGATAGAAATAAGAAAGATGGAACAAAAACAAATAATCAGAAGTTTAAGGAGTGGTTTGAAAGCTGGGAAGGAGAAAAAGTGGAAGTCAAAGAGGTTAAGACTATTTTAGATATAAAAGATAAGGCATGGGAAAAGCTAAAGAAGAGTGCTACGTGGAATAATTTATCAAACGAATTCGGTATTGAGAGAGAAGGCAGAAAATTCTACTTAGTTAGAAAATAATTTGACTCCCCCCAATTCTCTAATAATATATATTATTAGAAAATAGTAGGGGTCAAAATTTTAAATTCAATTTAAATTCAATTAAAGAGGTTAGAGTGAAAATTTCTAGCTTCTTTTTTTATTGTAGTAATAGTTGCGAGGCTTCGGCCGAAGCAAAGGTTAGGGCGGTGACCGGTGACAAGAATTTATGAAATGAGGACGTAAGGACGAATGAAGTAAAGGCTTGGCAAACCTAGGGTGCGTAAGTTTTAGAGTTGTTGCATTTGCAAAAAAGGAGATAAAAGTAAATAAAATACATGTTTTAAAGGAGTGAGAGTGATGAGTAAGGATGATTATAATTGTAAATATTGCAATGTTAAAGTTGTTTTATTAAAGAGTGACGCTATATGCTGTCCTGAATGTGGACTCCTATATAAGATTATTTTTGATGTTAATAAAGGGATTAATAGAGTTGTTGCGTTAGAAGGTGAAGAGATACATAGGCAGTCCAACTAAACATTGGACTACCTTTTCTACTATGGAAGTGTACAAGCTTCTAAATAAATTAAGAAAGGTGATGTGTTAATAAATGGAGATTAATGTAGAAAGATTAAGAGAATTAGTAAAGGAAATGGATGAAATATTAAGTGGATCTAAGGCTGAATTAAATTATAAATATAGAGAGTTTGTAAAGCAATATGTAACTGAAAATGGCTCTGTATTAGATGAAATTAAGCAAAAGGATCTTTGGAAGAAGTTGAGTAAAGTGACTGGTACTAATATATCTTTAGGAAAGCAGCTTAAAGAAATGGCAGTTGGATATGCTTATCTACCATCAAATAAGAGTTGGAAAGATATGAAAATTGATTTAGAACAATTTAATTTACCTTTTTAGGAGGATTTTACATAATTATGTAGAAATAGATTGATGGGAGGTGTATGGGATGATTATTTTTAATAACATTGATAATATTTCAGAAGAGAGATTTGAATATATTAAAAAACGAATAATTACATTTTTATCAATAATTTTTGACAGCGAACATAAATACAGTGATATACTTAGCAAAATTGATATAGTTAGAACTATAGAAGATGTTGAGATAAGCGGATATTTTGATGCATTTAGTAAGAGTATTACTATTGAAAATTTAGAAAATAATAATGACTTAGATAGTATTATTATCCATGAATTAAATCATGTTAAGTTCAAGAAGAACAATGCTTATGATTATAATTACAGAGAAGAAAATACATATGACGAAAAATTTATAGGATGCTATTTTTTAGATGAATTTAATTCACGTTACCAATCATATAAATTAACAGGGTTATCGTTTGAAAAATGTATAAAAATAAAAGAAGATTATAAAAAAATTATAGAACTGTATGATACTAATTTTAAAAAAGTTTTAAGTAAAATTAGAAAGATACATGGAGATGAAAAAATATTAAGTAACCCTAAGGTTATAGATATTTTAAAAGCAGAGAAAAGAAAAACTGATAGAAAAAAGATTTACAATTTGGCTAACTATGTGGCATGTGAAAAGTGGCTATACGAAAATGATCAATGCATAATAGATGATGTGAAAATAAATATATTAGTTAATGAAATAAGTGTGATGAATTTTGATAAAATAAATGAAGGGGATATAAAATTTGTTGCTACATTTGTAAAAAATATATTAAGTTTAGGGCAGTAGAAATACTGTTCTTTTTTATTGCTTTAAACAGGTAGTTTCGCTAAAAACGCTACACTACCTTTTCTGATGTGAGATATGATGCTTGAATGGTGTTCTAATTAGAATAGAATTGAGGCATTATTCCTCTATTGCAGCAGTGTTCTAAAAGTAGAAGTAACTATGTTACACAAAGAAAGTGTTGCAGGTCGTTGCATAACTCGACTTTAAATAATAGTTGTATAGTTTGTAAATTTTTAAGCATTAAACTAGTTGCAAGTCTAGGGCATTTCTTGCCGATTCCTCCAGAATTAAAAAACTTGCTGAGATTAAAGGTACAAAGTATCTGCTCGTAAGAGTTTAATATAACTCTTGCTAGTTTATTCAAAAGGGGGCTTTTTAGCCTCCTACTCCTAAAAAAGGTAGATTCTAATACGTAGCTAATTCTTGTCCCATTTAACACTCCTTTCTATTCCTTTAATTTTTATAGCTACGTGTTAGAATGTGTCTTTTTAAGGCACTCTCCTACAAAGTGAAGGCAGGAGCCAATAAAATTATCATTATAGCATCGTCAAAAAAATGGCGGTGCTTTCTTAATGCAGCTATTAGAGGTCATAAGCCCTTATGAGAAATGCAGAATAGGAATTGAAAGATAGAAGGGAATTGATGAAGATGAATAAAAAAGAAGAAAAATTGTGTAGATTTTTAGTAACAAATAAGATAGCAGATAGGGATTTGACATTAGATTTTGATGAAGGAATACTTATGTATAAAGATTTTGAATGGGATCTTAATAGCAAATATACAGAAGTAGAAGTAAGAGAATATGAAGAGTTAGTAATAGAAGATTGTGACCAGTACAAATTAATAATTGATTGGGATGGCACTATAGAAGTTGAAACTCCAGAAGAAAAAGAAGGTAGTTGGTTATCTCTAGAAGAAGCTATTGGGGAAATAGATAGGCTATTAGAAGTTAATAAAGATCTTGCTAAAAAATGCGAACTTTTAGAACAGACGAATAAAATAGATAAATTTTTAAAATCTTATGGTGTAGGAGATTTAGATGAAGCGATAGAAAATTTTAAATCTATGAAAGAATATGCAGATTTATGTAATAAAGTTTATTTAAATACAATGTTAACAGGAGTACGTTAATTCGTACTTCTTTTATTTTAAGAAAAGCGAGGTAGGAAACATGGAAAGAAAGAAATATTGTACGGGATTTTATAGTATGCAATTGTTGTTATCTAATGTAGAAGGAATTGAGATAGAAGACATAATAATAAAAGAAGTGGGGACTAGAAAGTATAAAAATGTATTATTTAGTTTTCCAGGACATAAAGGTCGTGAGGTAGCAGCTATTATAAATAAGTGTAAAGATAATGTAAATAAAGTGCAAATAGACAACTTTGAAAAGCTTAAAGCTAAAAGAAAGAAATTGTTGGATGAGTATTATAAAAGGAAGTGTAATTAGATGAGCTTATTCGAAGGTAACAGAGATAGAGTTCGTTGGGATGGTAGGAGCTTAACAGATGCATGGTATAGGCTTTATGTTGTAGACATAGAAAGACATGAAAGCAACCAGTTTGGTGTTTCTAGAACTGTAAATATGGTAAATAATAAATTTATTTCTGTGGAAGATGCAATTTTTACTATCGATATTACTTTTATAAAAGCGGACTATAATAATGATTCTGATGAATGGGGTAGGTGGTACCTTGATGAAGTAGCAGGGATTTTATTTGAGCATAAAGAACCTAAGTTACTTGAAATTGGAAGTAAGATATACTATGGGTTATTTGTTAATGGTAGCATAAAAAAGATAAATAAAAGGGGCTACTTTACAGTAACATTCCAAAGTGTTAAGCCTACAGCATATGGAAGTTTAATAGAGTATGATTATTATACAGCTAATGAAGATGAGTATATAAAGTTAGAAAATATTGGACTTTACGATACTTATGCAGATATAACTATAAAATGCATCGAAGATGGACAATTAGAACTAACAAATTATAGTTGTTGTGGATATACATTAAAAGTAAATATGATTAAAGATGAAGTAATAAAAATAATTGGTGAGACACAAGAAATATTGGGTGATGGCGATGCTGAATTTGATACTGAAGCTTTAAAGCTAGAACGTGGTGTTAATAGAATTAGGGTAACTAGTACAGGAATATTTAAATTTAAATATAATTGGCAACCGGAATTCCCATTAATTTAGGAGGATAGAAATGAATAAAAGTTTTGAAAGATTAAAATTTAAGATAGAAAATAGAGAAAAATTTGGATTTGATAAGATATGTGTAATAGCAAGCGATAGAGAATCTTTAAGAGGTAGCATATTAGCTATAAAAAATACTGTTGATTTACAAGGTGTAGAAATTGAAGGATGTAGTTATAATGCAAGTAAATTAGATTGTATAAATCCTGATGAATATTTATTTATATTAACAGATAATTGGTATAAGAATGAAATGTTTAATGATGCTAAAGTGTTTGAAAAAGTAAGAAGATTTAAAAATACAATTAATATATGGTGGTAAGATGGGATTAAATAAATTTTGTTGTAGATGTGATGCTATTATTAGTCATAGAGATAAATATTGTAAAGAATGTCAAGAAGAAATAGATATAAAGAGTAAGGAAAAATTTGAAGCTTATCTAAGATATAGAAAAGCAACAGGAAAAGATAAAGAGGCATATAGGAAGTACCGTACTAATAGGCCCGATGGTGAGTACCAGGCATTCTACTCCAGTAAGGAATGGAAGAATAAAAGAGATAAGATTATGGCTAAGTTTAAATACATAGATCTTTACGCTTATTATAAGAACAAAGAAATTATTCAAGCTAGTTTGGTTCATCATATTCATGAAATCAAAGAAGCTTATTCTGAGCGATTAAGTGATGATAATTTGATAGCAGTTAGTAGTAAGAGTCATAATGAAATACATAGAAGGATGAATGAAGGTGAAAGGGAAATTGTAATAAAGGAATTGAAGGATATGGTGAAGCAATTCGAATTGGAATTTAAATCATAGCCCCCGTCAAAAATTCTGTGGGGGAAAATTAAAAAATCCACGACTACATTAGTTTTTGTCACGCATTTTTCCTTATTTGAAAAAAAATATCGGTTAGAAAGGAAGGTGATAATTTTGGGGAAATCTAAAAAGCCTTTAGCTATTAATAAAGCACATTTAACAAAAGAAGAAATTGCAAAGAGGGAATTCGCTGAATCTTTAGTAAAAGGAAAGAATGATAAACTAAAAGCACCTTCTTGGCTAAAAGATAAGAGAGCGAAAAAGGAATTTACTAGACTAGTTGAAGAGTTAACTACAATAGATATTATTACTAATTTAGATGTAAATAATTTAGCTTCATACTGTGAGGCATATAGTAATTATGTAAAAGCTACAGAAGAACTAAATGGACAATCTTTGACTATTAAGAAGTGTATGCCAAATGGTTCATATACTACAGTAGAAAATCCATTAATAAAAATTCAAAAATTATATGCTGAGGAGTGCAGAAGATTCGCAGGACTTATTGGATTAACTATAGATAGTAGATTAAAATTTGCTAGTGTTAAAGCAGAGAAAAAAGAAAATGAAATCACTGATGAATTTGGTGATATTTAGAGAGTAGTTTTATAGTCAATCAGGGTATGGTTGGCTAAATAAACTACTTTTTTATTTTAAGAAAATAGGAAAGGAAGTGAGAAGAATGGAGAGAACGCCTAGAGAGTGGCTAATTAATTATTGTAATGAAACAATATCAAATACTAAGTATAGGTGTTTGAAACATAGACAAGCATGTCAAAGGTGTTTAGATATGTTAAATAAAGAACATATCTATTTTGATGAAGAACAAGCAGATAATGTTATTAAATTCTTTACATATTTAAAACATAGTAAGGGAGTTATGAGTGGTAAACCAATAATATTAGATGGTTTATCTAAATTTATAGCCTATAATATTTATGGCTTTAAATATAAAAAGAATGATTATAGAGTTTTTAGAAAAGCTTTTATTTCAATGGGACGTAAAGGACAAAAATCACAATTACAATCAGGATTTGCATTGTATGAAATGTCGGTAATGGCTACTAAATGGAACACCATGAATTATTGTACATGTGCAGGTATTACTAGAAAACAAAGTAAGGTGATATTCGAAGAGTGCCAATTGATGTTAAGAGGTTCAATTTTAGCATCTAAATTTAAAATAACAAGAGATTCTATTACACATATTAAAACAATGAGCAGATTAGAAGCACTATCTAAAGAAGCAAAAAAAGATGGAGAAGGGACAAATGTTCAACTAGCAATTATAGACGAATACAAAGATCATGAAGATTCAATGTTTTATGAAATAGCTGAAACAGGACAAAGAGCATTGCCACAACCTTTATTAATTATAATATCAACTGCTGGTAATAATATAAATTGCCCAATGTATACCCAAGAATATCCTTATGCTGAAAAATTATTAAGTGGAGTAAGAGAGAATGAGAGATATTTTACTGTTATATGTGAAGTTGAAAAAGATGATGATATAGATGATTATTTAGTGTGGCAAAAAGCTAATCAATTATTATTTACATATCAAGAAGGTATAGATGGGCTATTAGACGGTTATGCAATAGCTAAAGAGATACCAGAAAAGATGACTACTTTTTTAGTTAAAAATCTTAATATGTGGCAAACAGATGGTGGAAAAAATGCTTATATTGATATAGCAGATTACGAGAAATGTGTAGTAAATGAACCACCAATTGATTTGAAGAATAGAGAGGTGTATATAGGTATAGATGGTTCATCTAAGTATGATTTATTTGGAGTAACATTCCACGTTCCATTTATAAGAGAAAAAGACAAAAAGTCATGTATATATCAGGAGACTTTTGGATTTGTTCCTGATTTTGAATACATACAATACCATAAAGCAAATGATAAGATGCCATTTGATTATTGGAATGAAAAAGGGTGGATAAGACATACGAGTAATGAAGTAATAGATATAGTTCCTATTATGGAATTTTGTTTTAATAAAATAAAAGAAAATAATTGGAAAGCTAGATGGATTGTTGATGATTCTAATGCGAGAGATGTTTATTTATATTTATTAGATAGAAAGCAAGAAGTATATCCCATTTTCCAAAGTAAGAAACATGTGAGTGATCCAACAAAGACTTTTAGAGCTAAGATTAAAGATGGAACAATGTATTTCTTAGAGAATGATAGCTTTAAATGGCAATTAAGTAATGCTTATGTTGAGGTAGATCCACAAGATGAAGATATTATAAAGATAGATAAAAAGAAGCAGAGAAATAGAATTGATTGTGTAGATAGTTCAATATTTGCAACTAAATTAAGTGCATATTGGAAACCTAAGATTTCTTTAAGAGATAAAATAATGAGTGGTGCGTATAGGTAAGGGGTGATTAAATGCAGAATATAATTGATTATTTAGAAGAAATACTTATAATATTGGGATTTTTAACGTTTATAACCTTTGGTTTTATGCTAAGTGCAAAACTAGGGGTTTTATTTATATCCGTAAGTTTATTTATATTAGCATTTTTAACAATTATATATAAAAAGAAAGTAGGTGAGGATAATGAAGGCAAGTAGATATTCTAAAAAGGTAGAAAATAGAGTTGAATATAGAACTGCAAAGGAGTACGTGGAAAGTTTCCTTGATAAAAATTCTGGTAACATAACAAGATACAACGTGATGAGAGAAGACGCAACGGTGTTGGCTAGTGTAGATTTAATTGCGAGTACGATTGCAACTATGACAATACAAATGTTTAAAAAAACTGATGAAGGAACTAAGCAAATAAATAATAAGCTAACATATTTATTAAATGGAAGGGCTAATAAGACAGTAAGTTCATTCAACTTAATAAGGGATTTTATAAGAGATTATCTATTAAATAAAGATTCTTTTATTGCTATTTTGCACGAAAAAGGTGAAGTAACTGAATTAAGAAATTTAGACAAGGCTTGTACATTAATGAGTAAAGTAGTTTATAAGAATGATTATATTATTGAAACTGTTTTAGATGAAAAACCAATAAAACTTACATATGATTCAGTGATACATTTATCAGATATAGAAGATAGATTCTTAACTATAGAAAATATATGTTTAGCTAAAAAATATTGCAGTAAATTAGTTACCGATTATTTTAAATCCGATGGAAGCAAACCATTAAAAGGAATTTTAAAAACTGCCGATGATCTTGGAGAAGATGCAATTAACTTCTTTTTAGATTGTTTTGTAAATAGGATGCAAAAAACAGGATATTCTATGTTAGATAATAATATAGAGTTTCAACAACTATCCCAATCAAGTACATTTCAGGAAATGTTGGTTAACGAGTTAAAAGAAGATTTAGATAATGAAATATTTAAATGTTTCAGAGTTCCCAAAAGTCTTGTGTTAGGTGATGGTAAAGAAAGTAGTTATGCTAGTTTAAATGTAATACAGCAACAATTTGTAAAATCTCTTTTGCCAATTATAAAGCAATTAGAGCAAGAGTTAAATTATAAATTATTATCGGAAAAAGAAATAGAAGATGGATATTATTTTAAATTAAATACAAAGAATGTCATGAGAATGACTCCAATCGAACAAGCACAATATTATAAATTAATGAGTGAAATAGGTCTTTATTCAGTGAATGATGTTCTCGATTTAGAGGACAGAGATAGGATTAAAGGCGGAGATAGTCATAGGGTTAGCTTAAACTATGTAGACATTGAGTATGCTAACGAATATCAATTAAGTAATTCAGGATTTACAAAAGAAGAGGTAGATTCTACTATGGATAAATAAAATAATTACAGCGAAAAGTTAGGGAGTGAGAGTACCATTTAAAAGAAAGAAGGTGAATAAATGAATAAATTTTATAATTTTGTAGATGGTAAAGATATTTGCGATATTTATCTTTATGGTGATGTAGGTGCTTGGGATGAAGTTAATTCATATGATTTTAGAGAAAATTTATCTAAAATAGATGATAATAAGCCAATTAATATTCATATCTCAAGTTATGGTGGAGAGGTGAATGAAGGACTTGCAATAGGTTCATTAATAAAGCAACATAAAGGTAAAACAACTGCAATTATAGATAGTTGGGCTTGTTCTATAGCGTCAATTATTGCATGTAGTTGTGATGAAATAGAAATGTATTCATCTAGTATGCTAATGATTCATAACGCATTATGCATGGCTATTGGAAATGCTAAGGAATTAAGAGAACAGGCTGATGTATTAGATAAAGTTACTGAATCTCTTAAAACAGTATATCTTAGTAAAGCTAATGAAGGTTTAACATTAGAAAAACTTACTGAATTAATGGATAATGAAAGTTGGTTAAGTGCTAATGAATGCATTGAATATGGTTTATGCGATAGAATAATTGAAACTCCATCTAGCATGGTGGCTAAATTGGACAAAGGTATATTAAATAAATATAAGAATGTTCCTAGTCAAGTTAAGGCATTAATAGATGAACAAGATGCTAAACAAAAGCGAATAGAAATAGAAAATAAAATTAAATTATTAGATTTAGAACTTGCTTTATTATAGTAGGTTCTTTTTTTGTAGAAAAATAGAAAGTGAGGAATGAATTAATGAATAAAATAATGGAACTTGAAAGAGATTTAGAAAGTTTAAAAAATAATGCAGAAACTTTAAAGAATGAAGGAAAGATTGATGAGGCGTTTGAAATAGTTAATCAAATAAAAGAAAAGAAAGAGGAAATAGCAAAAGCAAGAGCTATTGAAGCTGAATTATTAGAAAATAAAGGAGATGTTAAAAATATGGAAAATAAAGTTTTAGAAAATAATAAGAAAGAAGAAGCATCATTTATTCACGCTTATGCAAAATCTGTTATGGGGAAGCCACTTACAGAGGCAGAAGATAGAGTATTAAAGAATGCAATTTCTGGTGAAGAAAATGTTCAAATCAAAGAAATATCTACAAGGGTTAAAGAATTATTAAGAGAGCATAGAGGCATATTAAAGCAATATGTATCTATACATAAGACTCCAGCATTATCAGGACAATTCCCGATCCTAAAGACTACAGAAAAATATTTAGTTGATGTTGTAGATGGTGTTGATATGACTAATGATGATGAGGGTCTAGGATTTGAATTAATTACTTTTTCTTTAAAGAAGAAAGGTAGATTATTCACATTAACTGATAGTGTATTAAAGTTCACAGCAGCAGATTTAATAGCATATGTAGCTAGATTATTTGTAGACTGCTATGTTATAACAGTTAACAAAGCTATATTAGATAAATTAATGTTAGAATCTAACGGTTCAACTAAGAAGGCTTATAAAGTTGTAACAGGAGTTGAAGATGTAGTAGATGCTACTATGTTAGATTTAGACTCAGCTTTAGTTGAAGGCTCTGCTCTATACATGAATAGACAAACTTTAGCTAAATTAGCAAAAGATAAAAATGCAGAAAATGGATTAAGATATATCCAAACAGATTTAACACAACCAGCTAAACCATTTATTAATGGACTACCTGTTAGACTTGTAGCTAAAGAATTAGTACCATATAAAGATTCTTCTAAGGTGGTATATCCAATATTATTTGCTAACATGTCAGAAGCAATTATCATGTTTGAAAATGAAGAATATACAACTGATATGCAAAGAAACTTCAGAGCTAACGTTGTAGATCAAAAGATAATTACTTATTTTGATGTTCAAGAAGCTGATAAGGAAGCTTATACAATTTTAGCATTAGAAGAAGTAACTGAATAATATTTAAAAATGGGGGCGTAATTGCCTCCTTAATAATGAAAGGAAGTGAAATGAATGAATTTAGAAGATAAACTTATAAATCAAGGCATAGTAATTAAAAATGTAATTGATGAAGGTTTAATCTTTACAGAAGAGTTTAAGCATTTATTTGAACAAGAGATACAAGAAATTACTTCAATATTAGATTATATTCCTTGTTACTCAATAAGTGCTAAAAAAGTAACAATTCCTCAACTAATAGGATTAACATTAAAAGTTGAAGAGGGAACTGGTAAAATATCTAACAGTTCAGATAGCATATCTATTAAAGCAATTACTACTGAGATGAAAGAAATAAATCTAAGCATACCACTAGGCAGAACAGCTATTGATTTACAAGGGGAAGAATTAAAGAAATATATATCTAAGAGATTGGCAGAGTTATATGTGTCTTCTCTTTATGTTAGATTAGTAAATGAATTAAAATTATTAGGTCGTCATGAAGAAGGACAAGCTACACAAAAATGGGTAACTGAATTTATGAAGGCTAATCTAAAAGGTGATGCTTTAGTAATAATGTCTGAAGATATGCCTTTAAAGATTTCTGATTTTGATATTAGCAATGGGAAATATACTTTATTTGGAAAAGAGTGTATATTTGTCCCAAGTGAAATATTTAACGGTATTATTATCGTAGATAAAAAAGCAATAGAATTCTATCAAGCAAGAGATAAAGAAAGCTATATAGATGAAATAAGTGGAAATAGAAAAAATGTAACTTATTTTGGTATAGTAGATTATTGCAATTTCTTAATTAAAAATCCTGATAAGTGTTATTCATCTACAATGGTGGGATAATGAATAATTTAAGCACTTATTATAATAAAACTTTTAATAGTATGACTGATTTTGTAGATTTCTTCATGAATAAAGCTAAATTATATATAAAAGTAGATTATGACTATGAAGATGATATAATAAAAACTTTAATTAATGCATCAATTTCTGAATTAGAATCAAAGATTTCTTATAAATTTAATAAATTAGATGTCGAAGAGATATCAAGTGCAGAGTTGTATTTATTAGCTTTTATTTCACAAGCTTACAACAATAGAGATTTAACAATAGAGTCTACTAAAAGTAATGTAAATAGAATGTTTTCAAGTATGTTAGCTTCATTAAGATATAAAAGTAGGGAGCGTAAAAGTGATGGATCTTAATACTAGAATTGATTTTATTATTGAGAAAAATATAACTGATGAAAATGGATTTGATATATCGACTAAAGAAGTGGTTTATTCATGTTGGGCAAATAGAAAAGTCCTTTCAGCTTCAAAAGAATTTTTATCATCTGGTACTGATAATTATAAGGAAGTAGTTAGTTTTGGTGTTAGGTATTGTCCTTTTACATCTGAATTGTATTCGTTAAGTTATAAGATAAAACATAAGGGGAAAACTTACAATATAATTCAAGTTGATGATACTTCAAAGGATTTTATTTATCTTAAAGGAGAGTGTGTAAATGGGCAATAGAGCTGATGGAATAACGATTACTGGACTTGATGAAGTTATAGATATAGTTAAAAATATGGAGATAGATGATTATACAGAAACTATGTTGTTAAATGAATGTAAATCGTTTATGGAAGAAATAAAAGCAAATCAAACTGTTTTGACAGGTTCACAATTTGAGGGGTGGCGTGGTTCAGTTAGAAAGATAGATGGAGAAAAACATTTTGTAATTTCTAATGATGATTTTTCATGGATTTTTGAAAACTACGGCACAAGTATTAGTAAGCATAATGTTGGATATGTTGATAGAGCTATAGACTCTAAAATTGATGAAGTGAAAAAATCTATGATTAAAGTTATAGAAACGGAGTTAAAATGAGGAAACAATTAAGAAAAGATTTATCTGATGATAGAATTTTAAATAAATGTGATGGAGGTATACATTATCTCCATAAAAAAGAAAATGTACAATTTAAAAATACATATATTGAATACGAAATAATTGAACATATAGGTAATCAATATTTTGGTGATAGCCGAGGTATTGATGAATATGTTATTCAGGTTGATGTATTTACTAAAGGCTCTTTTGTTGAAATTTCAGAAGCAATTTTAAATGTGATGGAAGAAAAGGGCTATTTATTTATTAATGACTATGATATTTATGAGAATGAAACAAAGCTATATAGTTATAAAGTTAAATTTAGATATTATAAAAATAGGAGGTAATTTTTATGGCAAAACAACAATTAAATGGCGTTAGCATAGGGCTAGGCAAAATAAGATATTCTGTATTAGGATCAACTGGTTATGAAATTCCAAAGGAGTTAGGTGATGGAATTTCATTCACAGTAACGCCAAGTGAATCTACTACTCCACTTTGGGCAGGAGATAGACAAGTTTTGGTTGATTCAAGTATTACAGCAACAGGTACTTTTGCAGTTCCTGCAATATCAAATGCAGATATGGTTGCTTTATTTGGCTTTGAAATGGGAACAAAGGGAGAGTTAATCTATAAATCTAATGCTATAAAACCAACGGTTGCATTATTTATAGAACAACATAATAGTAATGGAGTAACAGATTACATATCTTTATGGGAATGTAAGTTACAATTAAACGCTAAATCTGGTAACACAAAGACAGATTCTATTACACATGGTACATCGGAAATGTCTTTTGAAGTAATTATGCCTGAAGATGCTATATGGATGAGTGTTCAATCATCTGATGAAGATGACTTTGAGAAACCAACTTTTGAAACTAAGCCAGTAAAACCAGTTAAAAAAGTTGTTGCTGAATAATTTATAGGAGGGCGTAAAGCTCTCCAATTTATAAGGTAGGTGATTGAAATATTAGGAGAAAGAATTAATTGGAATGTAGAGATAGGAAGTAAAAAATATGTTTTAAAGTTTAATATTAAGGCCTTAAAAAATATCTATAAGCTTACAGGAATATCACCTTTTGAATTTATAGATAAGTTTAATAGTGATGATTACAATAATACATATTTATATCAAATGTTAATAGCAATGAGTGATCTAGAAATAACATTAAAGGATTTAACTACAATGGTCACTGAAGAAAATAAAAGTGAATTTAAAGAACTTATAATATTGTATTTAAATAAAGAGTTTGTTTCAGAATTTGAGAGTGAAGAAAATGATTATACTAACAATAGTGGTACAGAAGAAATAGATAAATTAAAAGCATGGATAAATTGGTATAACTATTATTATTATGTGATGATATATCAACTTCACATGTCGGAAGAAGAATTTGAAGCTCTTACAGTTAGAGAGGTAAAAACACTAGCAGATTATCATAAAATGTTTAATAAAAACACATTGCTTTCTGCATATATAGATGTTATTAAAAGTAAAAATGAGAACAAAGAAACTAAAGGAAGTAATAATGTTAGATTAAAAGATGTGCTTTTAGGAATTGCAAGATAATATAGAGGGATATAATATAAGGGATTTACACGTGTTCCTTTATATTATATCCCTTTTTTTTATAAATAGGAAGGAAGTGATATAATGGCAGGAAATCAAAATGTAAGTTTTACATTTAGTATTAATAATGATAATTTTAACAGTAAAATACAAGCTATGAACAAAGAGATGAAAACATTTGAACAAGAAATAAAACAAGCTTCAAATGAAGTTTTAACTAATGGTAAAAATCTACAAACATTAGGAAATAAGTATACGGCTATCAATAAAGCCTTGGAACAAGCAAAAGAAAAGGTAAAGCTTTATGAACAACAAATAGATAAGCAAAATTCAAGCATAGAAAAAAGTAAAAATAAATTAACAGAGCTAGGTAAAAAGAAAGAAGAAGTAAATAAAAAATATGATGAGTCAGTAAAAGCAACAGGAAAAGAAAGTGAAGCAAGCCTAAAATTAAAAGAAGAGTTAGATAAATTAAATCAACAATATAAAAATACTGAAAAGAGTATTACAAGTAAGGAAAAGACTTTACAGAATTATGCTGTATCTTTATCCCAAGCACAAACTCAAGTTAGTAATTTAGAAGTTGAATTAAAAAATTGTTCTGATGCTATAGAAGAACAGAGTGATAAATTTGCACAAGCTTCAGAAAAGTTTACAGAAGTTGGTTCGTCATTTGAAAAAGTTGGTGGAAGTATATCAGATGTAGGAGACGAAGCACAAAAAGCAGGAGCTTTATTATTAACAGCTAGTGCAGCATTAGCTAAAATGGCATCTGGGTTTGAAAGTGGTTTAGCAAAAGTTAATACACTTGTGAATGATTCAAGTGAAGGTATGAAAGCTTATGGACAAGAAGTAATGGATTTATCAAATAATACAGGAGTTGCTGTTACAGATCTTACAGATGCTCTTTATGATGCAATTTCAGCAGGAGTTGATTATTCTAAATCAACTGAATTTATAAATGATGTTAATAAAGTTGCAGTTGGAGGGTTTACTGATATTGCTTCAGCTTCAAATTTACTTACTCAGGTAATGAATATATATGGAAAATCTGTTGAGGATGTAGGAGATATAAGTAATAAATTATTCTTAGTTCAAAAGAATGGTGTAACTACAGTTGGACAATTAGCAAGTTCGATGGGTGAAGCTATGACAATGGGTGCTAGTTATAATGTGAATTTAGAGAATATATTATCTTCATATGCTTCGCTTACTAAGCAAGGAAGAACTGCGAGTACAGCGCAAACTCAATTGAAGGCTATGATTCAAGAACTTGGAGATACTGGGTCAAGTGTAGGAGAAATATTAAAAGATAAAACAGCTAAGAGTTTTACTGAATTGATGAAAGAAGGCAATTCACTTTATGATGTTCTTAAAATTGTAAAAGATAGTTGTAATGGAAATGAAGATGCGTTTAATAATTTATGGAGTTCTACAGAAGCTGGATTAAGTGCTATGTCACTGTTATCTAAAGATGGAGAGTATTTTAATAGTACATTAAATGATATGGCTAATAGTGCTGGCTTAACTGATGAAGCTTTTAATACAATTGCAGAAACATCAGAGTTCAAGTTTAAAAAATCTATAAATGAAGCTAAAAATTCAATTATAAAATTAGGAGAGAGTTTACTACCTTTGATGGATGATGTTTCTGATGGTATAAGTACAGTTGCAGAATTTATTAGCAAATTAAATCCAGAAGTAGTAACAAGTATAGCTAAATTTGGAGCATTGGCATTGGTATTCGGTACAGTTATGAAAGCAACTGGAGGCTTAGTAACAGTATTAGGAAAAGGGGCAACTGGAATATCTTCTTTCTTAAAAATAGTTGGAGATGCGAAAGAGTTAGGAAGTTTTACTAAAGCATTAGGTAAGAGTGAAACGGCCATAGGTGGATTAATAAAAAGCTTTACTGGATTAGGGTCTGTAAGTGGAGTTTTAGTATCTTCTATATTGCCAGTAGTAGCAGTTTTAGGAACATTGACAGCTGGTGTTTATGCTTATAAAAAAGGTAATGATGCTATTAATAAAACTGTAGCAGAAAGCAGAGGAGAATATACTACCTTAGAAAAAGTAATGGCTTCATTAATGGGAGTGCAACTTAGAAGTAGAGAAGAGTTAGAAGAATTAGGTTTAGTTTATAAAGATTTTAACGAAAATATTTCAGATGAATTCCAAGAATCAGTAAAAGATATGACTACCGATATTCACGAATTTGGACTTGCTATGAGCGAAATAAATGTAGATGGTGTATTTAGTGAGGAAGAAGCTAATGCTATGACAAGTAGAGTTGATAGTGCTTTAAAATCTACTATATCAGCTATAGAAAGTAAGTCGCAAGAAATGCAAGAAGGATTAAGTAAGGCATTTAGTGTTGATGGTGTAATAGATGAAAGCGAAAATGCTTTATTGGAATATTGGAATAATAGAAGTACAAAAGAAAAAGAAGAAGCACAGAATCTACAAAATGAAATAAATAATATAATTCTAACAGCAAGAAATGAAAATAGAACTTTAAATCCTGAAGAGGAGGCTAAAATAAGAGATTATTATGCTCAAATAAAGCAAATAGAACTTGAGGCGCTTGCAAGTAATCAGTATGAGATAGAATACGCTACACAAGAATTTCAAAATAGAATTTCTACAATGGATGCAGAAAGTGCAAAAGAGTTATTAGGACAAAGATACGAGGAATATAATGAACAACAAATAGCTACTAAATCTAATTATGATACATTAATAGCTATGGCTAAAGAAAATTATGATAATTTAAGTCAAGAAGAAAAATTTCAAGTAGATGAAACTGTAAAGAGGTTAGAAGAGGCTAGAGATGAAGAACTTAGAATTAATAAAGAAAAATACGATGCGAACCTTCAATATGCTTATGAACATAACGAAAATTTAAAAACAGAATTTAATAGATTTACTGGTGAATTAGTAGCAGAAAAAGATAGGGCATATTATGAAGAGTATGAACAAATGTTGTCTCATTATCAAGATATAGAAAGTATAACAGAAAGTGGTTATAAAAGGGTTCATGATACTGCTACAGGAACTTGGAAAGATGTTTATGTGAGTATAGATGCAACTACAGGACAATTAAAAGGTGTATATGATTTAAATACTCAAAATGTTGCAGCTATGACAAAGAGTGATGAATCAGCATTAAGAGATGAAGTTGCTGTATGGAATGAAACTAAAGCAGGAGTATTATCGAATTGCTTAATTATGGGGGATGCTTATATTGATGCTAAAGGTAATATAACAGATTCTAGTAATGAAATAATAGGTAAATTAATTCAAGTGGAAGATGAAAACGGAAATTTGGTTGATACTATAGTTGATGCTAATAATACACCTTTAAAAATTGGAGAAAATACCGCAGATGTAATTAAAAAAATAAAAGATACTCAACAAGAGATTAAAAATACTGATGGTAAAAAAGCAAATATAATAGTAACTGATAATGGTACTGCATCAACAGTTCAAAAAAATATTGATAATATAGCTGGGAAAACAGTTATAGTAGGAGTTGAGTATAAAAATGGCAAACCGACTTATAATGGTAGTACTATTTATGCGACAGGAACAGCTGGAACGCCAACAGATCAAATAGCAACAGTAAATGAAAATACTACGTGGGAGTTAGTAGATACACCTAGTGGAAAAGAAGCAGTATCATTAGGAAGAAGTTTATTAGGTGAAATGGCTTATTTACCTGAAAATACAAGAGTTACAACAGCTTTAGCAAGTACACAGAAAATGGAGAAATCTATTCAACGAGAAGTTTCTAGTCAAGTTTCTAATTCAAATGAACAAGTAATGAGGGCTATAAATAATCTTAGCAATGCTATAGGAAGTATTAATAAGAATAATAATACAAATTTAAATTTAGATGATGTACTGGATAAAATAGTTATTGAGACAGTGACAAATTTAAATGATAGAGAGATTATGCGTGTTATTACACCTTTGATTGATAAAAATTTAAATAAATATAATAAAGTAAGGGGGAGATAAGGTGCTTAGGATAGATAGTAAATCAACTAGATATTTAAACAAAATAAAAATAGATGATTATGATTTGGAACGATTAGGATTATATCTAAAAAAAGATTACATATATACATATGTCATATCAAAAGAAGTAGAAGAAAAATGGATACCAGGTAGAGACATGCCATATCATATAGTTAAAAGAAAATTACCAATTGATATAGAAATTGAATTTAATATCAAAGAATCAATAGATTTTAATGGAAGATATAAAAGAATAGAAAAATTCTTAGAATCTGCAAAAGAAAAAATATTAACTATAAATGAAGAAGATAGTGGATTTAAGATATATTTTACTGAAATTACTAATATACAACGAGGAATTGGAAATGATAAGATAACTATTAAGTTTAGATGTTATCCTGATATATACAACTTAGATGGTTCAATTCTAGTAAAATAACAAATTTTAAAATAATATAAACGTATAAAAAAGAGGTTATAGAAAATTCTACAACTTCTTTTTTTATACAGAAAGGAGAAGTATATGGAATATAGAATTTTTTTATTTCCAAGTGGAGCAAGTAAGAGTGATATCATAGGAAACAATGGATATATTGCTATTTTAGATGATGTGTGTTTAGAGGATAGAATAACATTATCTGCAGATAGTAATCATATTTTAGAGTTAACTATAGATTCAAAAAATGGAATAGATATAATCAATAAATTAGCAGAGAAACAAATAATTAAAATTAAATCACAAGGAAAATTTAGATATTTTACTATTATTGATATAGGTAATGATTTAGATGAAGTAGTTGTTTTATGTAGAGATTGGACTATAGAGGCTCAAAGAAGTATGTATATATTAGATAGTAAGCCGAGAGATTTAGACTCTTTAAGTATGATGGATCATTTAAAGAATCAAACAGAAGAATATAAAATGGATAAGAATTATGCTAGGGATTTAGAAGTAGGAGGAAACATAGCTGATAAGATTTCTACAAATATTTGGCATGATAATTTTTACAATGCTACAAATGATTTAATGGAGTTATATGGAGCTGAATGTAAAAGAGAAGGTTTTAAAGTTGAGTTAGTAGACTATGTTGGTAGTAAGGATATTAGATATAAAGTAGAGTATGGAATTAACCTTGAAGAGAATATAAGCTCCAGTAATTTTGATTTTACAATAGGAGTATTGGCTAAGGGTTATGATAAGCTTTATGCAGATAATATTATATATAGTGGTAAACTTACAGAAAACCCCAATCTAATGGGGGAAACACAAGAAATTGAATATCCTATAAGAGTTAGAGAAGAAGGAAAAGAAGATGAGGAGGGTTATACATATTTTGATACTGAGGAAGAAGCTAAGGCAGAATTAGAAAGATTAGCATCTGAAGAATTTACTGTTAATCATGTAGATCAACCTTTAATAGAACATACTACTAAGTTTCTAGATTTATCTTTGACAGAAGAGTATAAAGATGAAGTAAAGACATACCTAGGTATAGGGGACAAGGTAAATACGATAATACCACAATTTAATTTAAATATAGAAACTAGAGTTGTAGAAATGGTAATTGTTAATGATGTAATTGAAGATATAACATTAGGTAACAATGATATTAAAGATTTAAAACCACCTACTTTAAATTCAATTAAGCAAGAAATAACTAAATTGCCTTCGGTGGAAGATGTTATAATAACTGCTAAGAATGAATCGTTTAGTACAGTAATGAGTGGTTTTGGTGGACATGCTAGACATTATCCAGATAGAAGTATATATATGGATACAGATGACGAAAAAACTTGCCAATACTGCTTTATATTGAATTATGCAGGTTGGTTCTTTAGCAAAGGTGGAGTAAATCCAAGACCTGAAGACGTAACTATGGTAGCTGATATAAATGGAAATTTTTATGCTGATATCATAAATACAGGGACGTTAAATGCTGATTTAATAAAAGCTGGAATTTTAAAATCTGTTAATGGTGAAAGTTGGATAAACATGGGGACGGGAGATGCTCAATTAACTGGAACAGTTAAAAGTCAAAACGGAGACCAGTTCGTTTCTATGGATAGTGGGGGAATTAACTTTCAAGACTGGAGAAGAAAAGAACAAATGTTAAGAATGGGAATATCTTATTTTGATGCAAATAGAGACCTTAATGGAATCAATTTTGCTATGCCAACCTATTCCGATTTTATTAGATTTTCACATATAGCTAAAGAAGATTTAACAAATGGTTGGACTTCAGAAGATAAACAATATAACTTCTTTGATTGTTGGAGTAGTGATCAAACCATTGATGGAAATTCGTATAAAAGAGGTATTAATATGTATGCCCCTTTATGGATGAATAATAATATAAATATAGCTTCTAATGATTCTAGCAGTCCACATAATATTTATAATACAACAGAAGGAAAATTGCTGATATGTGGAGATAATGGGGTAATTATAGGATATAGAAATGGAACACAAAATTTAATAAGGCTATATATCAATGAATCGGATGATAGTTCTGGTTGTGCAATTAATGCTTATGGAAATTGGAATTTTAATGGTGGAGCTATTAAAAATGCTAATATAGTAAATACATATGCCAATACTGAGACTAGAACAGTAGCAGAAGTTAGTACATTAGAAACTAATAGTACAGATAATATCAGATATGTTTATAAAGATATAACTAGCAAGGATAACAGGATTGTGTTGAATATCCCTTCTGAATATCAAGGAAGAGATTATGATGTTGTAGGTGTAGCTAAATTGGGATTTGGAGATTATCGAATATCATCTAAAGAAGAAAACAGATTTATAATTGAAACAGATAGAGAAATGACGATGAATATAGAAATAAGTATTAACTAAAAAATTGATTGTAAAGTTTTAACTAAGGAGGTGAAGTTGATGGAGACATGGATTAACTTTATTAATAGTGTTGGTTTTCCTATTGCATGTTGTTGTGCATTGGGGTTTGTATTATGGCAAATGTGGAAGCATGTTAAGACTACTTGCGATAAATTGACGGAAACAAATGCAGAATTAACATATACAAATAAGGAATTGGTAAAAACAAATAGTAATCTAGTAAGTTCTATTAATGTTAAATTAGACAAGTTAATAGAAAAAATAAAATAAATATACTTTTAAATAATATCATCGTAAATGATAGTTGGTAATAAAATAAAAAACTATTTAAAGAACAATTTGAAATTATTACGCATTAAATGATATTTGAAAATTGAATAGTATGGTATTAGAAGTATATGTTATAATTGATTTATAATATACATTATAAAATATATTACACTATAAAGTGAGAGGATAAGAAAATGAAAGATAGATATAAATTAATAATAATCCATCTAATATTGTTTATTTCGGCATTGGGTATAGGAGTAATAACTAAAAACTCATATAGATATTTTAATAAAATTTCATGGGTAATATTATTAGTTAATACAATATTATTTTTAATTTTAATTAAGCAATTTAAAGTTAAAGAAAATAGTATTATTAAATATTTATTAATTATTTTAGGAATATTTATAATACTTATTATTGATAAGGATTATTTTTATTCATCATATATTCAGAGCACACCCAATACAATATTCCCATATAGTATTTTGCTATTAAGCAATGTTATAACGCTACCATTTGTTGATATTTTTTATTGTATATACATGTTAAATTTATTTAATATATCATTTATAATTATACCTTCATATATAATAATACTCATGATTATTACTAAAAAGGTGTTGAAGCTAAGTAAAAAAAGAGAATAACTTTAAAATATATTGTATGAATACCGTACTATTCAAAATCGAATATGCGGTATTTTTTAGTTCGCAATTCAAAAATACAGGAATTGAATATATTGCGAAGTAGATGGAGGCATAAACATGAGAAAATTTAAAGTTGTAGTTACTGCTATAAAAGAATTTGAAATAGAACTTGATGATGTAAAAATAACAGAAGAAGAATTAGATGGTTTTGAATCAGTTTTTTACCCATTGGATGAAGAAGATGACAGAATTAAATCAATGGCAGGAGATTATTGTAGATTAAGAGCTAAATATGGACAAGGATTTATAGAAGGATATGGACATGTGTTAGAGAAAGGTAGAATTCCCTTTTCAGCCAAAATGGTTAATGTAGAGCCTAATGATGCAATAAATATAGTAGATTACAATGGTTATGAAGATGTTGAAGTTTGTGAATTATAATCCGTAATTTGCTTATATTGTGAGTTAGATAGGAGTGAGTGTAAATGTACTATAGGGCAGAAGTATATAAAGATTCAGTAGTTACTAATAGATTTATAGCAAATAGTGTAGAAGTTCTTAAATGCAAGGCAGAGCCTTATATAAAAGATGATAAAGTTACACAAATTGTAGTATCAGAAGTTAAGGACATTGGATTTTTTAAAGTTCCATCCGAACTTGAAGAATATTTAAAATGTGAAATATTGTAATGAACAATTCAAATTTATTGTGAGTATATTAAAATAATAAAATAGGAAATTTAAAAGGATTAGTTTTCGTCAAAATTGACGATGACTAGTCCTTTATTTTATTTTTAGGAGGTAAGGTATGAAAGGAAATAAATATATAATAAATGATAATTATGTTGAAATGATAATTGAGAGTAAGGTTTATGGAATAATAATAGTTAAAATAGATAAGAATGATTTAGAAAAATGCAGTAAATTAACATGGCATTATGCAAAAAATAAAGATAGTAAATACATACAAACAAGAATAAAAGGAAAAATGATAAAGTTACATAGATATATAATGAATATAAATAATAGTAATTTGGTAGTAGATCATATAAATAGAAATCCATTAGATAATAGAAAATCAAATTTAAGAATATGTAGTTATAAAGAAAATAGCTTTAATAAAAGTATAAGAGTAGACAATACTTCAGGAATTCCAGGAGTAAGCTTTCATAAGATTAATAAGAAATGGAGAGCAAAAATAAAATATAATAATTTAACAATTCATTTAGGATACTTTGAGGATATTAATGAAGCTTTAATTAATAGAAGAGTTGCAGAAGAAATATTGTTTGGAGAATATAGTCCTAATGAAAAATTGGATAATGTTGAAGAAGAGTTATTATATAAAGCTAGAGAAAATGTAATGAGAAGAATAGAAAATAAAGTTGCTTAATTAAAGTTATTTATATTGAAAGAAAATGAAATTTAGTATATAATAATACCAATAAAGAAAAACGATATAAACCAATAAACATATTGTTATGTTTACTAGTTAAATTTATATTGTTAAAAGTACGATAAACGGCTTGGTTGACAAGTAGAAGCTATCAATAAGTTATTTGGTTATACTGTACACAATGAAAAAGGTAAGCCAACAAATTCAGAATTCATAGCTATCATTGCAGACAA